TTAGGGCTGTTTTTTTCGTAATAAAAAAACTGCGACTGCCGTCAAAATGCCTATCAATGGCATCGTGCCAGCACCAGCTAAAAAGTTACGCTGATCTATCCGATTATCTGTACGAATGTTAGAAAGACGCGTGAGTGCGTTTTTTTTCGAAGTAGCACTAATCTCTTCAAATTGCTTTTCATAGCCCTGATTAATTAGTTTAAGAGCTTGGTTTTCTTCCGAATGTTTTAACGCAACTATCTGTTTACCTTTTTGATAGAAATGGTAGTCAGACATCTTGTTGTCCTTATAGTGAAAATAGATGATTTGCTTCAACTCTAAGGTTTAGCTGTCTATACAGAAACCTGTTTTATCTACGCAGGTCAACACAAATTTTATTCGCAATGTCCGATTCTGGCACTACGGGGACATTGATAACTTTCAGGGTTGGACCGCCTGCCCGCCGCTTCTATTTTCTAACCTGCATCAGTGTTCGTAGTGCAATGCTTGCCGCCAGACCATCACGATGCTGTGATTTAGCAACAACTTTTCTGGCAATTGCCTCCTGATATACGCTTTTATTACCAGCCACTAACTGCCAGACAGCCTCACCCATCATTGTGCATGCTGCCTTACACGCCTTTTCCTAAATCCCCAATTATCTGCATCGAACTCAAAAAGCTGACTTTAAAACCATTATGCAGCACTACAAATCCTGATCACGATATTGCGCACACCTCCCTGAGCTGTATGGCCCCGGCTTCGCCATAAAGAGTCAGGATGTTATGCCCCTAAACAGGATTACCGACGTTAAGCTGACACGCTGTCTTCGTCACTCATGATTGATTGCTATTGTCCGGCATCTTTAAACTAAACATTAAAATAACAGCACTGCCACCACAATATTCATTTTAATGCATTGAAAGATAATGGGTAATTTTCACTTTTCTGAACTGCATTCTGACTAAAAATGAGCGTACCTCAACGGGTATGCATGCCGAAATTTGCATCCCACTTCTAAAAGGAGTTCAGATGTTGTTCAGAAAAATGCTTTTATCTCTTTTGTCTTTCACATTGATGTGTACGGCAGCAATGGCTCGTGATCCTCATGAAAGACCCACCATGTCACTCGGCTATCAGCAGGCCAGGATTAAAGACTTTGGGGATATCCACGGAGGTAACTTCCGGTTTCAGTTTGAAAACGCTGAACGTTGGGGGGTGATGGGTTCGCTTACCGCGATGAAAAATAACTGGGATGACGAGTATACCGTATGCAGACAGGCTGATACCAAATGCAGGGATGATTACAAAATAAAGCATGCGATGGATAAGAAGGCTGAATATTACTCACTGCAGGCAGGGCCGACCTATCGTGTCTCAGATAACATCAGCGTTTTCGCGCTCGCGGGTCTCTCTCACTCCAGTGTAATAACCAACGAAAAAGATGACCCGCAGCAATCGCCGATGACGGGCAATCAGCATTCATCCAATCAGTATGCTTACAGCTCTGGAGTGACACTCAATGCGACGGACAACCTGGCGCTTACAGCAGGCTATGAAGGGGCGCGTGCTTCGTATGATGGTAAGAAGCATGGCGTAAGAAGTGTGTTTATGGATGTAGGCTACAGGTTCTGAAGCTGACGTTTAATGGCTCAAAGGATGTGGGCCATCTTTTCCCTCAGAATGAGTACGATACCCCGAAAAACAGGAGTAAAATAACGGGCCAGGTTTGAGATATTCATTTTGGCCATTCTGGCCAGGCAGGAGGATTTCCAGCTTTCAAATCAAGCTTGTTGAGCTGATCAAGATAACTGACCTGTTTTTCCAGCAGGTCAGACTCTTCAGCTGAAAGCTGTTTTTTCAGGAGCAGCCTTACCATGCCCGGCATGATTTTCGATACGGCCTCCTCTGTCAGTGCTTCCTTTTTATCTTCATAAGGCGTCAAATCGTCATCATGCGACAGTTTAATCACTTTTCCTTCCGCATATTTCCACAGCCCGCTGTTATCAATCTGACGGCTTTGATCATCCTGCGCTATTTCGGCCACGCTCAGGTAAACCGGCCAGAGTGCTGACACATCGGAGCTTACGCTACGGATATATCCATCCGGATCGTATGCAATTTTTAACGTATCAGCAGCGAATAAACGCTGACTTGCATACCATTCATTCCCGGACTCATCGAAGAGAAATTTCAGACCGTATTCTTTTTGGCGTGAAATATCATCAGCACTGACCGGTTTTCCCGGTTTGAAGTTTTTAAGGTCGATCATGTCACTCCCCTTGTTCGATTGTCTGCCATTCATTTCCGACAAGAATCTGCAATGGTCGGGCTGTATATTCGTATCCTTTCTTTATTTTTCCCGGGTTTTTAAACCCCGTCATGATATAGCCAGGATCAAACTTAATCGCCTCTCCCTTTTTCCTGACCTCAGCCCCCAGTCGTACACGCTTAACACAGCGTTTAGTTAATTCATCTGTAGACGGAAACGGAACGATTCTGTCGCTGACCTTTTTCAGTTCCTTCATCACCCAGATAGATAACCAGCCACTGGCCTGAGACTCTTCAGTTTTCCATCGCGGACCATTGATATTTCCGTCCTCGCTGAATGTCACTTTTTCCATGACGATTTTTTCAGCCGTCAGTTTTCCCTTGATACCAACGTCCCCCGTCACTACCCCGCCCCCTAGCGACAGGAAATCTTTGGCTGCATCATCCTTGCTGTAGCCTTTATTGTTCTCCAGATAACGTTTATCAGCCTGTCCGAGACTGACTGCATGATGGGGTTTCAGTGCCTCTGACACCGGTGTTGCACCCCCAGTATTTCCGCACATCAGCCAGGCATTTAAGGAGCTGTTCCACTGGACCTCAATGAGCCCGCCATTAATGATTTCTCCGCCCTGCAGTTCCTGATGCGCATGCGAATACAGCGGGTATGCTTTCCCCCCGTTCGCCGCGAATGTGCAGGCACCGGTATTGGCTTCCCGGGCTTTAAACGTGAGACGCATGCCATCCGTCAACTCTGCCAGTGCAGGCTTGTATGCCGCTGAATAACGATTTGCCGTGCCGCTATCGTGAGCAAATGTTGAAGCGCACTGCTGAATGGAGGGATAGATGCCACATGGCGGCAAAAACGGCGCACCCTCAATCATGAAAATACTGGCTTCCGTAATCGCGTTCATGCCCGCCGTGACAGTAATACCCCATGCCGCGACGTATCCTGCATCCGGCTGAGGTGTAATCTGTGACCCCGTGGGCGAAGACACCCCGGCTTTTAACATCAGGCGGCAGACTCCTGACCGTTTTGCCGGCTGAGCTTTGCCAGAGTTACCGGGACCGCTGTAGGCCACTGCCGGGTTTGCCGCATTGTAATAAGGCAGTACCGTTTCGTCAGAGTCCACATCGTCATACCCGACCTGTACCAGGTAATTCATGCTGTGACCTGCTGAAGCAGGCGCGGTCAGTGTGAGCGAGGTTGCTTCATAGACGAGTCCCTGCTTCAGGATGAGTTCCGACGTATCTGCCGGGAGTGATGAGTACGGTGTGTTATCAGTATTCTGTAAACTGTAAATCTGGCCGGGGCCGACAATGACCCGCATGGACGCAGGACTGTCGGGTGTGCAATGCAGTCCATACAGACAGGTATCGGAGCCCAGTATGGCCATTGCAAGCTTTGCCATACCCGTCATAGCGAATTTATTGGTGTTGAGCAGGTCGGTTTCGAGCGGAATAGCGCCCGGATAAACAATCTGACGGTCCATAAAAATTTCCCATAAAAAACCCGCCGAAGCGGGGTGTATATAACGTTATGAATTAATGAAAAAAAATGTACAAACTCAGACTTTACTGTTCCTGTTCCGATTAAAAGAGGTTCTATAGTATTTGCGCTTTTTGAACCTTTTGTACATATCTGAATTAAACAGTGAAACTGATTCTATTTGATCTCTGGGTATAACATGGCGATATTGGGTCAGCGATATCGGATGAGAGTCAAAGGTAATTCCACATTCACTGTAGTGCTCAGCATAATTCACTTCTTCCACAAAGCTCAGAGTGTCTTTGTCACGATACCCGCTCAGGAAAGGGATGATGACTATCGTATCGGTATCATGATCTTCAAGCCGGGCTTCATGAACAATGCCAATATATACCTTGCGAGAATGCATGGTTATGGAAACCATAAGATTATTGTTGCTTGTTATTGACTCAAAGAGAATGGCCTCGATAGGGCTGGAATTAGCTATCTCCCTGAATATCCTCAACCTTTCCTCAGGATTTCTTAGCTTTTTTTCTTCATTTTTTGATTCGCTAAAGCTAATAAGAACAGTGATAGCAACTAATAAAAGAAATGGAAGCCCGACACCCACAAATTTGACATTCAGAATGTCATAGGCAAAAGTAAATGCTTTGTATTTTTCGGTAAACAACAGCGGCGCATTTAATAGCCACATAGCCGCCAGTAAAGCAAACCATGCGACCATGAGAACGATGAAAGAAACAAAAACGTAATATGAGCCCTTGAGGGCCACCTGGAAATATGATTGCCAGCCCGTGGATTTTTTGAATTTATGCTTAGAAGGTATGTGGCTATTTACATACAGGTAACCACACACTAACACTATAACAATCAGTGCCGCGCTCATTAACCACCCGTTTTATTTTTTCTCAGCAAGCACTCGCATATTGTGAGCAATTGCGTTTTGAACGTCCTTATTTTTTAGGTTGATGCGTAAAGCACCACTACGGTCAAAGTAGTATCGCTCACTGGATTCTCCACCAGCCGGATTTTCTCTCGTATCCCACCGATTCTTTACAAAAAGATCCATTAATCTTTCGGGTTCCGACACTGTTTTAAGAAATTTTTTAAAATTCACCATTTAGCCTCCTTCCCAGAGCTCTGTATGCAGAGGTTGGGCCTCCATCGACAACCAGTTATTGCAAATGATCTGTGTTGTGATGGGTATCTATACAGTGAATATAATACTAATGATCTTGAATGGGCAAGGTTGTTCTCTAAACAAAACTAACATAACCGATTGCACATGAAATGAGTTAGCTTCGTCCAATCAACATCAGCCTGCCAGCACTAAACCAATCTTACCCAGACCAGAGTGCCTTCCATTTTGACAGCCGCGACAGCGGCATAAATCTGTGCATCCGTAATCCCGCCTGTGAACATGTGCCTGGATATATACTCGCCACGTGAAGCCCTGCTGTAACCGGATGAGGGAATGTGGTAGCCCGCCACCCAGGGTATGCCCTCACCTTTGGGGCGTCTGACCGCAACAAAGGCCTGATAAGGCAGATGACGGGATCCATAACCACCAGCAGCACCATATCCGGTTGCCGGTTCGCTATACGCGCCCGTATCTGCAGGGAGCAACGGCTCAAACACAACCGGCCGGCTTCCTGTTAATGTCTCAAGCACCTGAACAACCGCCTGGCGAGTGCCGCGCTCCCGCAGCAGATTCGTTCTGATCTGATTCCGGAATGGGTCGTCCTCCATCCCTGCGGGTCTGATAAGGCTACTGCCAAAAAAGTCATACGCCGCGAGATCAAGCCAGCCATGGGTGGCCGTCGCCACGCGTGTCTGCGATCGGCCATAAAGATAGAGTTTGTAGCACCAGGCCAGCGACTTCGCACATGCCGTCAACGCGCCGAACAGAACCGGACTTTCATCAGCAAACCAGCCAGCAGGCAGAAGGGTATGAAGCCGGTTATAAAAGTCGTTTTGATCGCCTCTGGCCATTCAGCTCACCTTCACCATTCCGGGACGAATAGCCTGCCTGTGAGAGGCTGCCATATCGGCAGTGCCGCCATTCAGCGTCAGTGACGAAACATTGGTCACCAGCGGACTGGCGCTGTAGGCCACTTTTACCAGTTGGGTGTATGCCAGCAGTTTCCCCAGCGCCAGGCTGCTGATGAACTGAATAATCGCTGTTCTGACCTGCCTGACAACTTCGCCATGATCAGCTGTCCCATCGGTGGTGATAACCAGAATGACATCTGCTTTGATTACATCTGGCGGAAATACACCAAATGTGACGGTAAATCCCCGCACCGCATCGATGGCTATAGCTGCCCGCTGGACAAAAGCGGCATCATGGTTGCCACTGCCATCATCCACCACGGCATAAAAATAACCGGGCTGATAGGTGCCATCCCACACGGCATTTTCTGTCAGGGTATAACTGACCCCATTCTGAAGATTACTGATGGCAAAGCCGATAGCCGCTTTGGTGGCTTTCGACAGTGAGGCAATCCACAGCACAAATCTCGCCCGGTAGCTGTCATCACTCTCTGCATCTTTGCCGTTAACAAACGCGGCGGTGTTGGTGACTGTGTCTACGTAGAGAATTGCCCCTGAAATGACTGTAACCGTTCCCGGCTGGGCATTACCCGCAGCGCCTGCTCTGTTCGCCTGCACCGGAACCACGAGAGAGCTGACGCCTGCTGCGATAACATAACCTGACTGATCAGCATCCCAGGCATCATTCGACGTGTCAGCGATCACCGCATAATGCTGGGCACCGTCTGTAGTAGTGACCTGCGCACCCACCGGGACCAGTGCCCGGCTGGTTGCTGTAAAGCGACTGAAGGTGACCTGCCCGATAGCCTGCACGGCAGAGAGCCGAGGAAAACTGAAGTCTGCCATCCAGCTGTCAAGGTCCTCGCCGGAGCATGTCGCGGCGCGGGTCGTGACCAGTAGCTTCACAATCAGCTGCTGTATCCACATGGCCACACCCGCATTCGACTCTGCCAGCGACCGGAGAATGCTGCCAATAGAGAAATCCACCAGCTTCAGTGCCCTGGCCTGAATAGCCGTAACCTGCTCGCTTACAAGCTCGGTAAAGGATTTTATATTGAGGGGTGCCATTGTTTACCTCGTGACATCGAAGATGAGGGTTTCCGGGGCGCCGGTCATGGCATCCGTATAGGACACTGACACACTGATCCCCCCCTCAATGCGATTCAGTTTTACAACCGGCGGCGGATGGCTGGCGACAGCCTCTTCCAGCAACATCTGGCCGCTGATGAGCGCCTTCCACTCTCCGGGCATGACTGCTTCACCAATTTTCTTGCCCAGTCCTGCCCCGTATTCCGGGTGAAAAACGTAGTCGCCGGGGTTGGTCAGAAGTCGCCGCAGAATGCGTTGTTTAGTGCGATCGCTTGCGGATGCCGTGCGTAAATCGCCAGTGGAAGAAGAGTCGAGGTCTCCTCCCGGGAAGTGATAGAGATCGTGCATCGGTTAACCCTGGAGAGTGACTGTGATTTTCTGCTCAGGCGGGGCGGTAAAGTTGCCCTGCCCTTTTTCGAGATGTTTATGGCCGTCATAAACAGTGCGGATACGATGAACCGTGCCATAGCGCCCATCGTTGTCGCGGATGTCTTTCCCTACGGTAAGATTCTTATCTATTCGCACGTCGCCACCGGTAAAGTGATGTGCCGGTGCGTCATAGGTGAGTTTTTCCTTCGCGGACAGCAGGACTTCCCCGTTGTTAAGAAACTTCAAAAGCGATCCGCTCTGGTGTACCAGCCAGAACTCACCGGAGGGTGGGCCCGGGCAGCGATCAGCATCGTTATAGAACTGCCCTTCTGCCATTCCTACACCAGTCAGGCCAGAATCAAATCCCACTTCCGCCACCGTGCCGAGCATCGGCCCTGCAGCCAGTCCCCAGCCGTTGCCTGCCCATGGCGTACTGAGGGGGATCCACCCCGTTTCCTCACCGGTCGGCTGGAGCTGAACTTTTATCGCATAACTGGCCGGATCGTATGCCGTGATAATGCCCTGACGTGTGCCGCTTTTACCGGCCATGCTCTGACGGGCCGTCGCCGCCATAATGTTGATCAGTGCTCTCACCGTTCCACCTCCAGCGCGGGGCTGTGATTCTTGCCGGATATGAGCATCCGGTAGCCCGTCTCCTGACTCAGCGTGCGACGCACCCGATCACAGAAATAATGCTGGTCAAAGAGGCTCTGTGTACCCTCTATGCGGACAGTTGCCTCAGGCATAAGCAGGTTGTCCCCGGCCAATGAACAGCTGAATACCATCTCATGCTGAATGATCTGCCGGTAGAGAGACCGGGCCAGCGCGTGGGCAGCCTCAGGCGTCAGTCCGTTGCGGATAACCCGATAAAACTGCCTGTCCGCTGTGGCTTTACCCGGTTCTGCCCCTTTGGCCGGAGCCGGAAAGACTGCCATAAACTGTCTGTTTTTAAGCTTTGCGTTCCAGCTCAGCACTTCTACCGTCACGCCTTTTGAAATCGTTAATGCTCGTGAAAAGGTCAGGTCATCGGAGACATTGCAACGGGGATACGCCTGCTCACCGGGGGGCTGCCAGCGGATAACATAATCGTCATTTCCGGCAGGGTCGCGTCGGGGTGCGAAATGCAGACTGTCACCTTCTACGTAAACCGAAAAGTTTTCGATCCCCGCCAGACTGGTTATCAGGTCCCATTCCGTCTGTTCGCCTGTCAGGTGAGTCGAATCAATCTGGTAGTATTCACCGACGCGCTGTGTCGTCGCCGTCACAATCGGTGTCAGGCCGTGTCGCTGCGCCAGGGTGGTGGCTATCTGTGAACTGGTGAGATTTTTAAAACTTTCGCCCGGCGTCTTCGCATCAATCAGTTTTGCGGTGAAATCGCGCCCTTCAGCTGAAATCTCAAAGCGTGCCGGTTCGTAATGCCAGTTATCGATGTTGCCCGTGATGTGTTTTTTCTCGTTAACCCCCGCCTGCGTCTCAATAGAAATGAATAGCTCAGTCCTAATCGTGGTCTGCACCGCCCACCAGTTAAGCAACTGCATGCCAGGAGGCAGCGCTGATATCACTAGCGTAAGCTCAAACGTCCCTGCACCACGAAAGGCATTGCTCTCAACACTGAACGACACAAAGGGCACCTCTGTACCATTTAACAGACAACGCCCGCTGACATGGCGGGCGCTGGATTCTGAAATAGTGTTGTTGACGTCCATCGCTAACTCGCCGGGCTGGTGGGTATTTTCAGCGTGTGAATGCCGCTCAGGTGTGGATCGGCCAGGTCATTCGCCTCGGCAATGCTGGTCCATAAAGAGGCGTCACCATACTGCTCTGACGCCACCTGATACAGATTGCCGCCTGACAGCGTCACTGCCCTGACACCACTGGCGGCCTGCCCTGCATTAACATTTTTGTTCAGCCTGCCCAGCACGTCCTGAAGGTGATACAGGGCCGGGGTGCGAGTGGCGTGGTCTGACTGAAGGAGCAGATTACTGACGGTCTTTGATACTGGGTTGCCGGGCACCAGTCCTCCAAGTGAGGTAATTTCACCTGCCGCTGCTTCCAGCAGCGCGAGCTCATGCTGAATGATGTTGCGGGCAGCAATGATGGGGCGGACAACAGCCTGCATCTGCGCGACCGTAGCATGCGCAAAATCCGTCACCGCCTTTACCGCCTGATGCAGATTTCTGACGGCCTGCGTGACGGTATCGATGTTGATGATACTGGCAAGGCCCAGTGCCCGGCCCAGGCCACTGTCAATCAGTCCCTGTAGCGCGCCGGTCAGGGCATCCACCTTCTCTGGCGAGCCCTCATTGCGGACAACCGCCACTTCAATGGAGTAAGGGCGACGCCAGATGTACTCGTAGACCGGGTTAAATGCCGTAATCACCACGGTGAAACGGTAATCATCCAGGGTCAGCACCACCGGGTGCCCTGCATCCCGCATGCGTTCCAGCACACTGACACGTTCACCAGCCTGAGCGCCCGTGATGATGCCAGACCAGAACAGCGGTTCGTATTCCGTACCCAGCACATCGATAATGCGTCTGCCGCCAATCAGCTGATGCTGTACAGTTTTCTGCCTGCCGTGGATGGCAATCTGTTCAGGGACTTCAAATTCCAAAAACTCGAAGTCGCCCAGCATCAGCCGGGTTCCAGTCGGATCGACACCCTGCGCGAACGGCGCCAGTGAATTGATAAATGACATACAGAATGGGCCTGGTTCAGAGGGAGACTGACGGTTACAGGGAAGCTACTGACGGGTATGTGCGATAATCTCTGTCAGAGCCAGGTGAGTCAGCAGACAGAGAATACTGACACCCGGTCATCTCATTCAGTACAAAACTATGGGCTTACTTAAGCGCCAGTCCAGCCTGGGATATTTACTTTGTCAGGACGGCCAGGTGTTTCTCGTCCTTAGCCGCTGCCAGTGCGGTGTTGACAGCTTCTTCAAGTACTTCGTAAGTCACTTCACCCGTCAGCACACTGTCTCCGATAATGGTCGTCGGCGTACCTGTAAAATGAAGCCTTCTCATCATTTCTTTATTCACTTCAATAATATTCTGCGTATTGAGCGGATACGTGCTGAGTGAAATCCCGGCAGCATGCAGGGCTGAATAGATACGCGATCCATTATCCATACCGCTGTCTGACATCAGCGCGTGATGGAATGCGTGAAATTTTTCGGGTTGCTCGATCCAGACTGAAAGAGCCCGGCGGGTAGCGGCGGTTGAGGCTTCCGGCCCCCACGAAATCAGTTTGTAGGTGATGGCTATCTGAGGATAGGCCTTTAAAAGCCTTTCCAGGCTGGTATCCAGACGTTTGCAGTGAATACAGTCGTAATTCACGAAACTGACAATTTTTAGTTCTGGCTGCTCTGCACCGACGACCGGAGAGAGCGGATCGTTAAGCAATTTCAGGCGGATCATTGCATCAGTCTGCGACAGAGGCTGAGTCTGTTCTGACGTAACGGCACTGATGACCTGATGATTCGTGACCTCTGCTGGTGCAGGCCATGCGCTAATGAGCATTAGCATGAACAGGTATTCATTGAGCATATCGGGACTCCACGGGCAATTTCACGGAAACCGAGGATAGTGGCAGTGAATGAGAAATTCAGTTGAGTCAGCATGCCGGGAATGGCTTTCAGAATTCTGAAAACCGGAACGTCTGAAAGCATTTATTGGGGCCGAGTCAGACATTCACTGCCGGCAGTCGTACTTATGAGAGGTTGCCAGCCTGGCCGGGATAGACCATCAGCATTGTGGGGTCAAAGGTGCTGGTTGAGGCCGGTGCTCTGGCGGCCTGCTTACTGATGCCACTCATGACAGTGGCTACCAGTACCTGGCGCCCTTCATGCGTCATCAGGAGATTCACGGGCTGCGCTCCATGGCTTACAGAGACAGGCGGTATCGGCGGGTACCTGCCGGTTTTACGATACGCCTGCTCCCGCTGCTGCTGTCTGTCAAAGTCCGCCTGAGTCGGCAACCAGGGTTTATAGGCAACCCCGTGGTCAAGCGCATTCTGCCGGGCCAGTCTGTCACGCTCTGCCATTTCCCGGCTCTGCGATACCGTGCTGCCCGGATAAAGGGCGGCAAGCGTTACGGCAGAGATTATGCCCGGCAGACCGGTAAGCGCGGCGGTGAGTCCCGTCAGACCCGTAGTAGCGCTTTTACCAATCAGCAGGTCAATGCCCCAGCCCGCCAGCTTCAGCGGTGTCAGCAATGCGCCTGCGGCATGTTTGATGAGCCAGAATCCGCCGCTGATACCTGCAAGGCCGGTAACCGCGAGAGCCGCCTGTCCCGCAAACTTCGCCATTTCAGGATACCGGTGCGCAATGTCTGCCATCTGCTGAAGAGAGTGCGTGAGTGTCTCCAGCCCCTGCGTGAATGTGTCCAGCAGGCCGCCTTCCTTCCCCATCACCCGTTGCAGGTCCTGCCATTTTTTGTGGAAATCGATCGCTTTACCGTTATAGGTGCCACCGACCGCAGCATAGGCACCATTCAGGCCGCGCGCGACACCGTAGGCATCGATACGGTGATGGATGGTCTCAAGCTGTTTGTCGATGAGACTGAACATCTTGCCGCCGGTACGCCCGAATATCAGGGCGTTCTCACGCTGCTTTTGTTCTTCAGTGTAATGGTGCCTGCGGTAGAGTGGCAGGATGACGTTTTCATAGTATTCGACAGGCGACTGGCTGAAGAGCTGCGCGTTGATAAGTGGATTGCCCCGGAAACGCTTCACGCCACCCAGGCTGTTTAGCTCTATCTTGCTGGCATCCCAGATACCCATCGTCATCAGGTCGTGGGTGACCTGATTAGGCAGCTTCACAATCCCGTTTAACCGGTTATAAGCGGTCATCAGCGCATCACCCGCTGAACTGCCCTTCAGTTCACCGATAATCGGCTCCAGCTCAGCAAACAAGGCTTTATTGCTCAGGTTAAAGGCCGAGGTGCCCGCTTTGGCCATAAACTGACGGTACTGGGTGAAATCGACATTGCCGCCTGAAGACTGAATGGCACGGAACGCCGCGTCCATCAGTTCATTAAAACGCTCCGGGCTTTTCAGGCCGCCCGCGGTCTCGGTGAAACGCAGCATATCCATCTGCTTCGCAACCGTGGCTTCGCGCTGGTGCTCATCCAGTCCGCGGGAGGCGAAGGTGATACGCGCCAGCACGGGGGCTGCCAGTTTCGCCGCGCGCAGCTGCTGCTCCACAGACTTCATGCCTGACTCGCTGAATACCCCCTGCGCCTCGACCAGATACTTCAGCATGTCAGTGGCCGATGAACCACGGACCCGCGTGGTTTCGGCGAAACGCAGTGCTTCTTCAGTTGCCGCCTGACCCATGCCGAACTGCCTGAACTTCTCAGTCATGGTCTGGTAACGGGCCGCCTCATCAACAAAGCCCTTCAGCATCCTGAAGCCCAGATAGCCGGTGGCCAGATTGGTCATACCGTCTGAATATGAGCCTCCGCCAGGTGACCGGCCATTACCGCCGCCGTGGCCAGAACCGCCACCACCCCATCCACCAGGAGGGACGCCGTTATGCCAGCCATGCCACCAGCCACCCTGTCCTGGAGGCGGAGGCAGTGCAGGCCCTCCGCCATGGTTCCCATATCCACCGCTGCCCCCTGCAGCAGCACCCGCAGCCAGAACGGGCAGCGTCATTGCTGCACCGAAGCTGCCCGCAAGCAGTGGCACATTACGTGAGGCCCGGTTGATACGCTGTGTCTGGTCAGCAATCTCGCGGATGGCACCGGCATACTCACGCGCGCCACGGGACGCGCCAGAAAACTCATTATTCAGGGAGCGATTAAGTGCCCGCAGCGCGGATGTCGCTTCACGGGCCGCACTCGTCAGCGCTTTGATGTTCCTGGTGATGGTGACGAACTTCTTATTCAGCTCAATCGCATCAAGGCTCACCTGCAGCAGGTTGCGCGTAATCTGGTCATCCAGTGCAAGGCGCACGGCTACACGGTAAGCCTGAACATCCATGCGATCCTCGTTTTAGAGATGTAAAAAAACCCAGCCAAGGCTGGGTTTAATTTAGGATAAAATAATCATAAATAACAAATGATTATATTAAATTCAGTGTATATGCCTTTATCAGATGTGCCAGCATCTAAGCAACTGTATTAAGTAGCTAAATTAATATCGCTGCCGCAGTGCTTACATTTTATGGCTTCTGGTTTAATCATCTCAGCACAATAGGGACATTTTACTAAACCTTCACTCATCTGGTCCATTTCGATTAATTTATGATCTTTTCGAATGCAGAGCGAATGAATTAACGCAATTATAAAAAACAAAGCGCCATACAGCCACCAGCCAAAGAATGACCGCCCTTTACTGCTTGCTATCGCAGCAGGAATACAGCCTATAAATGCATGCCATATATCGCCGGATCTTGGCTCTTTAACTAATATGAACAACTTACTTTTTTCCGAATATCCCGGGATAAGATACTCGTCGTACCCAAGCACCTTAAGAGGTCGGATTGAGTCACCAATGCATGACCCATTATTGAGTTGCTATGTAGCATTACTCACCTTTGCTTTTTCGAAAGGACCTATAATTCTGGAGGCTATAGCTTTCTCCAAGCTATGACAGACCCAACCCCAATCGGCTATAGCCACGTTCTGGCCTAACTTGAATGCCTCAGCCGCAAAAGCAGAACTGCAAGCTTCGGAAAGAAAAAATGCAGCGCACAACAGCGATTTCATATCCCTATCCCCTTCCGTTAAGTTAGGGCCAACCTTGGCCGCGATAATGCGCAACGGGAAGCAAGAAACCCGCCGGAGCGGGTTAAGTGAATTTAATAATTTTTTTATCTTGTAGTAATAGGTTTCACCAGCATCTTTGAAGAGATACTCGTCACCGACAGTTAGTCGCCGCTTAAGAATGTGCAGTTCACCAGCCGCATACTCATTTTCGTACCAGTCCAGCCCTGCAACAATCTCTGAAATTTCATATAAAGAAAATTTGTATTCGCGAGCATCTCTTGAGCTATATACAGCTCCATCCCCAAACCGCTCCCCTCTCTCGACTATTAAGCCACTGTCAGTCAGACTTACCTCTAGCCATAGCTTGTCTAATGGGTAAGGCGCATACTCAAATTCAATCCGAAACTTCATAATGCTCTCCATCGCACTTAGGCCACGGGATTCTATCATCCAGCGAGGACAGGATGTTGCAGATGAAGATACTATGAGGAAATGAGATAGCTCACAGACTTCATAACCCATCGCGGCGGATCTTTACTTTAGCACTTTTTGCTAATGACACATAATGATTGAAGAATCAAATCAATTTGATGATAGGTTTTTGGGATCAAAAATCTCTCCTTGATTATCCGGGTCGATCCATCGTATTATCTAATCATCAAAGCATGTCAATGAGGCGAGCATGAGCAAAGATTACAGCATAGGTGAATTGAGGGAATTTCTGGATACCCTCATCGATAACGACGACCTTAACTTTTCCACTGCTCGTAACCTTAAAAACTCAACCATACTGCTTATCAATTCTTACATGGATGGAGATATTGTCGATGAAGACACGGATGTCAGAGAGTTGGATGTAGACCACTTAATATTGGATCACTTCAGAAATGCTGAAACTCCACCCTCTAATGCAACTGTTCAGGCCTATAAAAGCCGTTATTTAAGTGCAATCGAGAAGTTTTTAGAATACAAAAGTGCTGGTAAAAACATGAGTAATGAAGAACATCCAGTTAGAGTAGTTTCGGCTCGAGTTCGCAGGAGCTACGCAAGCAAGCCAGTAACAGTACTTAACAGTGAAGTAAGAGGCGATGTTGAAACAATCGATGTTCCAATTCCCATCCGCCCTGGCATGATACTTACCATTCCTGGTGTCCCCACAGACCTCACAAACGAAGAAGCCGAACGTATAGCTTCAATTCTGAAGGTTTACGCTCGGCCTCAGTAACGAATTTGAGCAAGCGCCCCTAGGAAGGCGACTGCTCAGATCGAGGGTAAAGGCACCCACGACCGTACTGCTTGAGAATGTGTACAATAGTGGATCCTCGCCTTACTAGCAAGACACTTATGGGGTGTGTTTCACCCATAGGTGAGGTGAAGTCGATGACTTTACGTACGATAGCTACTAAAGAAGCACCTCCGGGTTATAGCTGGAGACACTGCCGCTTTCGCCGCACTCGCGCTAAGGCTGGCACACCAGATAGTGAGCGCAAATTGTTAGATGCTCATGAATACGGCTATAAATGTTGGTCGTTTCTGGTAAGAAGTAAGTAGTGGATCACCCGGCTCCGGCCGGGTTTTCTTTATGCCTTTGCTAGTTTTCTCGCCTTCCGCGCCAGATAGTCATCAGTAAGCTTTAAATCCGCGCGCAATCGCCCGCCCAATCGACTCCATCAAGGGGTCAATCTTGCGCACGTAAGCGGGGCCGATAAATGGCCGCGGTGGTATGCGCTCAGTACCGACCTCCAGCCAGGGCCCGATTTCACTTTTGGTGCCCACGATAGCCGCCAGGCCAACCACCTCACTTTGGATGGATTCTCTGAGCTCGCCTGAGCGCATCAGAGGCTCATCTTCGGAGTAACCCATACGTATTCGGTCGGCCTTGGTCGATTCTGCCAGTGGTGCCCATGCGTTAAATGGCCCGTAAGCGGGCTGGTATACGCCAATTTCTTCTTTCGCCGTTTCCTCAATCTCTTTGACGATGACACGGAAGCTGGCCTCCAGCCCGGTGGCTATTGTGGCCGAGGCAAACGACATCTCACGCGCAAACTGCTCAAGGTCCACTACTTACCCTCCTCCCACTTTCGTGTGCTCCAGTTGTAAGTGCCACCCTCAAGCTCGCCGATGACCACACCCATGGCAATGCGCTCATGGGGCATCAGCTCTGTCAGATCAGGGAAAATCACGCTGAACGGAACCCCGGCTTTCATCAGCCAGCACTGGTTTATAAAACCGGGGTTCTGCGCTAGTTTTTTGCGGCGATCTCTGTGGCCTCATCGTCCCTGTCGTTCGACATGGCACGCAGGCTGGCACTGACAGCTTTAAGCCCGTTTTTGCCCAGGATAGCGAGCATGCTTTCAATCTGCTTCGGGTTCTGCGGTACCGGGTATTCCTCACCGTCGATATCAACCACAGCCGCCGCCGGGAAGGCATACATGTTCATATACATCACATTAATAGCCATTTCAGGACCCACCGCGACGGTCAGGCGGGATTCCTGCACTGGGTCCAGCTCACGCAGGGTGATGACGCGCCCGCTGGCATCCCGGACCTGGTTTGGCTTCACCGGCGATTCCTGCACAACGGGTGGCATTTCATGCACTCTTACCTGCACCATTGTTTACTCCTCAGTTCACTTTTTTACGGCGGTTGGCTGTCCATGACAGGGTCTGATTAACCGTTTTCTCGCCCTGCTTGTTACCGGCATCGGTAAGGTGAAACGACACACCTTCGTAGCGGTACACGCTGACGGTGCCGTTTGCCTCGGTGATGGTTTCGGTGATATTGCCGCGGGGCTGATCGATACCGTTGTAATAGTTGTCTTCCCACTTCGCCCAGAAGTCATCAAGCGTGGCATCCATACGTTCAGCCGTGATGGTGCCATTCCAGCCAACAGGGATCTGCAATTCATCGGTAATGCCATTGAGCGGTGTGATTTTATGAGTCGAGACCTGCGGCTTTGAGTCAAAGCTCATGATTTTAGGAATGCGCAGTTTCCCTGCGGGCGTGTTGATATCGACAGCAATATCACGCCCGACGGTATAGCCGAGAGTTGGCATAGTTTATCTCCGGAGTAACGAGTGGGGCAGTGTTCAGTGCGACAAGCTGTCTGAGACGGAAATGGACACACTTCCGCCCCCTTCCAGGTTCACCAGGAAGTAGCGCACCACGTTGAGGTATTTCACCTGCACATCGGCTGTCATGTAGCCCAGAGCTACGCGCGCATCCGGGTTATTAGCCGCATTGAGGCGCACCGCAAAGGCTGGTCCGCCATTCGGGTCGCCAATCATCTTCAGCATCTCCAGATTCGACAGGAAAGACTCCAGCGTGCTTTTGGTCTCCCGGCGCAGGTCTGTGGTCTGATTGTCACCTACGACGCTGCCGAAGCTCGCCGCGATGGTCAGCGACAGGAAGTTGGTCATGCGGGTGTAGGTGTCATCGTTCTGGGTCGGATTCGATGACGTATTGCGCCCGGAGCGCATGCCAAAGTAACTGCCCCCCGGACACGGATTGGTGATGACATCAAGGCGGGCTGAGTTAACAGCCCCGATTTCCGGCACGGAGTACGGACGTCCCGCCATCTGCCGCTCAGTGGCAATGATGCCGGGGATGCGCTTGTTGAGCGTGGAGATATGCGGTGCCCGAGCGGCAATGTTTGCCGCTTCAAACGTGGCGGGCGCAATCATGCGGCTTGTGCCGTTTGCGGTATCTTTCCAGTAAGGCCAGTCACCCACTATCAGCTTGAAATGCCAGTCGTCCACGCCAGAACTGTTGAGTGCTTCGGACACAGCCTTACATCCGGCTGAGGCCGGGCCCTGGGCAATGGCATAGGCACCTTCGGAGCGCGCAAACGCCGCCATGGCGGGCCAGCACGTTTTATCGGTCACATCGGCAAGGTTGATGACCTGTGAATTTGTGCCACGCAGGGCATACATGCCTTTACGCGGAGCATCAGTGCCATCTGTACCGAGTAGCGTGGCATCCGAGATACCGGTCGCGCCGTCGGTGCCGCCGCTGAGGGTGACCTCTTTTAGCGCGGCCTGTGCAGGCGCTTCGGATTCGGTTACTTTCGCGCGCACCAGCTGGCTGGGGCCCCGGATATTCATCTGGCCGTGATTTACGGCCTCTGCCATCGCTTTCCATAGCGCATCCCCTTCACCCTGCAGGTTATCAAAGACTTCCGCACTCACGCCCGGCAGGCTGATGGTCAGCTTTTTCGAGTTCACCGCGGTACCGCTGCCGATACCTGCGACAACCTGATTCCCGCGCGTCCCGCTGTAGAGTGCGGTCAGCAGCAGGCCTGACTTACTGCCATTGTCGCAGAGCCGGCCACTGGCCGCTTTATCCTGACCGTTTGTCACACGTACACAGTTCAGGTTTGCGGCGCCAAGCTGCAGCGAAATGGCAGCCGCCGTGGCCAGGTCATACTGACGGTCTTTAGGTGCGCCCAGAAAGAATGCCATGTCGTTATCTGACGTGATACGAAAGGCGCTGTTAACCGGCCCCCAGCCTGCCACACCCACCAGCCCCAGCCCGTCGGTGGGTACACCGTTTAAGTAACGGGCCCGGGGCGGGACAACCTGGACATAAAGGTCAGGGGCTGTAAGTGCAGACGTGCTGAGGTCGCCGGTTGAATAAATCGGCATGAGGGAGACTCCGTATGCGTGAGCTGATGCTGGAAAAAGGGGTTTACTGCGTTGTCGGGTGCCCGTTCAGGGTGACTTGAAACCGGGTCACCTCAGGTGCAGAAATGGTCTGGGTAGTGGCGTAGTTTACGCTGAAAATCAGGTCGCGCCGGTAGACATGCCAGTTCTCTGACCTGTCCGAATCAAACTGCCGGGCATACAGGAGCTGCGCGGGCACGCCGTCGTTGAGATCAATGTGACAGTGTTCAGAGAGCGCCGTATCAATGGCACTGCCGATGCGGTCTCTGAGGCCGGGCGTGGGTGCCCAGACGGTGATCTGGAAATCTTTTATCTGCCTGTGGAGCTCTTTTACAGCCGTGCCTGCGGTGGTAACGGAAACACTGAGATGATCCGCCATCAGGATGCAGACACTGCTGAGCACAGTGAATGACTTCGGCAGTGCTGCAGTCAGCACATTAATCGCCTGTTGATCTGTGGTTCCGGCCCGAAAATGGAAAGTAAATGCTTTGCTGTTAAGGCTTACATGCACGTTGACAGGCGCATCAGCCACACCGGAAATACCGATTACGCTGCCGTTCACTGTGAACTGCAGTGTGGGTTTACCCTTCGCCATCACACGGAACGGCCTTCCAAGTGCCGTGCTGATTTTACGCTCTGTCGGCAGAGGCCAGACAGAGACGTGTATCCCGCCGTTGTCGATATCCTGCTGCAATATGCCAGGCACCGGCCAGCCCGGATAGATTTTCACTGAAGGGTTAACAATGCCGGGAAGCCGGCCGCCACCGGGATACACCACCCCGGCTACACGTCTCGCCAGGTAGCGTGCAACATCATCGGTGCTGGCCATATTACACCGTCACCTGAAGCGCCGTCAGACGCCAGCCCATATTGGTCAGTTCCGTGCCGCTGATGACAAACCGATGCCCGGCGTCATCCGTCACAAAATCCCCGGCATGGAGAGACAGGCCTTCGAACGCAGGCATCAGAATGCTGTGCCACGCGCTGCGCATCTCACCCGGCAACTGCAGCGGGCTGTGCTCACCGCCACGGCTCAGCAGAATGCTGGCTGGCCAGCCGGACATGATGAGCGTCTCACAGGCAGCTGTGGTTCCGCCATAATCCTGCAGTCCGCTATCGGAACCTGCCTGCGCGGTACGCCGGACGCTGACAAGCCGCTCAGCTCTGACGCACAGAATGGGCTGTAACAGTGGCATGGCTGCCACGTAAAAAGTCCCCTCGGTGGACACCAGGATATCGCCTACCTCAAACCCTGCCGCATCAAAAATGCCAATACGGGTGGCCTGTCCGAACCGCGCTGCGCGCATGTAGCCGTAATCGGTGGTGAATGAGGCTGAAAGCTCCCGTAACGGCTGCGCGTCGAGCGGGCTGAACGGTGATGTCGCCCGGTAATGACGTGCCGAACTGCCCAGACGTTTCGCGGCCTTCCCGTTCCCCTGGTTCACCTTCGCCGCCAGCTGATGTGCGTCCATATCAGCACCGTGTCACAGTGGATACGCCATTGCCCAGCGACGGGCCCGGCGGTATGCCGAGCAGTCCGCAGAGCTGGCGCCGCCACTGATTGTAGAGACGTGTGCGGTCTGAGACTTCTGACCGGTTGCGCTGCCAGACAGCCGCTTTGTCCGTATCAAGGTTGTCTGCTGCCCGGGTGATGCCACTTTCCAGACCAGCCAGTGTTACCAGATAATTCGCCACAATGGCTTCCTCCTCAGGCCGCATCGTAGTCAGCCGGTGAGCCAGCGTCTGATAACGGCCTGACGTGACCTGCGCATAAGCCACATCACTGCGATCGTCGGGCGTTGTGTCGCCTGTCATGGGATAGCCCATATAGCGACGTGCGTCGGCCAGTTGCTGTGGAGTCAGCATGGGTTACCTCATCAGGACTAACCAAGCAGTAGCGCGCTATGTTCCGGTTTGATGTTCTGACAGCCCCATGCCGCGGCGATTTCGTAGCGCACACGGCGGTACTGTTTGTACATGGAGACTTCAAACGACATGTTGGTGCGCGGGTCAGTGATCATGATACGGTCATCCGCCATATCGCCTTCCTCCGGCAGCGCGGGCGCACGGGTGGCCAGGATAATGGCGGAACGGCTGAAGGCGAAGTTGGCGGTAAACTCACTGACAACATCAAACTTAGTGCCGGCTTTCACATCGTCCATCAATCCCGGCGGGTTGATAATGATGGCCTCTCCTGGTGAAACTTTGGCTACAACATATTTATATTTACCCAGTACCAAAACACTTCCTGATTTAACAGAGTCAGGGATATTCGGCTTTGCGTCAGCAGATGCCCCAGCCACTGTGACGATGCAGCCGCCGGCTTCAAGGTTGTCCTTAACAGTCATTTTTTCAGCTGTCGCGCCTTCATTCTCCGCAACACCCGCAGATTCACGCAGTGTAAAACCATGCAATTCCAGAAGGGTGCCCTGTGCACGCAGTGAGGTCGTACCGGCTTCGTTAGCTTTCGTCAGCTGCGCCATAGTGCGCAATGCCGCACCGGCAGTAGTATCAATGACACACTGCAGGTCGCTTAACGGTGCGCCATTGTCTGTCAGGATTTTTCGCACCTGCGCTGTGTCAGTCAGGGTATCTTTAAACGGGGTTTTACCCGCTTCACCGGATGCGCGTGAAGCGCGACGGAACAGCATGCCAATGTCTGATTCAATCTCATTGACCAGCGTGCGCATAGCCTGGGTAATCTGATCACGGCGGATACCGTGGTAACCCGGACCGGATTTAATGCCCTTCTGCTGTTCGCCTTCCCAGCGGAACGGCACCATCCGCGATTTGGTAATGGCCAGCGGCACATTACCAATATCCTGGTCACCATTATCCGGTGGAAGCTGTCCTGGTTTAACATCTTCAGCGTCTGAAGCCGGTGTTACGGGAATACGAATCGGCTGATTCAGCGCTGCACGCTCTGCCGTAGCGTCCAGTGTGACAGAGGGAATGAACCCGCAGAGTTCACGGGACACAATGTCCAGCGACTGATACAGGTCGGGAATGAGTTGAGTCAGGGTATTAGACATGCAGGGTTATCCTGTTAATCGGTAATCTGTACACCCGCACAGGCGCGTTCGCTCTGCTCCTGAGGGCTGAGTGATTCGAACTGTGCACGGGTAAGTGTGTTTGAGCTGCTGTTGCCATTTCCGCCGGAGGAGCCGCCGCCTGATGCGCCGGTGCCCTTGAGGATCTGATCTTTATACGGGTAGTGATCAACGAGAATGCTCAGCGCTTCATCAAATCCCGCCGCTTCGCCGGGTCTGACCGCACTGAAGATTTTGTTTCCGTCGCGATCAAACGCCGTGACGGCGTCACCGACAACCTGAAAGTTGCTGCCAAATCGGGCTTCCACCAGGTCAGCCGGAATACTCATTTTCTCGGCAATGAATTTTGAACGGGCAAAACTGCCGCCAATTTTCTCCGCCGTGAGTTTCTGGCTCAGGTCGTCGCGTTCTTTCACGATTGGCGCATACTTCTCTTCCAGCGCACGGACGGCTTCAGTGCGGACCTTTTCGACTTCACCGGCATCCACCAGCGTTTTGTCTTCCAGGTTCTTCACGGTGTCCAGTGCTGCCAGCGCTGCTGACGGATCATCAATCCCTTCAAAGGTCTTCAGCTGCGTTTCCGCACTCTCCGCACGCTCACGGTGCGACTTTGCCTCACCGTTAAGACGCGAGATGGTCTGCAGGGTGCCAGGAGCATCAAACGCCAGCTCTTTGCCGTCATCCTGCACGTACACGGGTTTGCCATCGTTTACGACCACATGGCCGTTCTCATCGAGTTTCAGTTTCATCAGGGTCATCCAACCAGTAATGAGCCATCCGGCCCGTGGCACCGCGCTGCATCCGCAGCGTCCGGCAATAAAAAAGGCCCATGCATCTGCACAGGCCCGGAGAGGGCTAAACCGGTGTTGTGGTTACTGGCTTAGCGTGCACAGGCGGCATGGACTGGATACGCTCCTGCTCCTGTGCCCAGCGGAGTTCGCTGTTAATAAGGCCACGGCGCTGTATCTCGTTAAACAGCGTCTCGTCGGACAGTGCCCGCGTTTTATACATGTCCACCAGGAAGTCAGCCGAGGCTTCAGCCAGCGTGGTAGCACCAAAGTCACTGAAGATAGTGACGTGTCCGCCTTCGGACTCACCAATCCACTCCGCCAGATACTGCAGCGCCAGCCGGGCCGCATCGGTAAGGTCACACACCATGCGCTGCAGGGCACTGGTGCTCGCTTCATTATCGGTCAGCGTCTGCACCACGGTGCGGTGGCCGGGTTTTACCACCAGCAGCTCGGCTCCTATCTGGCGCATTTTCTCTTCAAGGTCGATGATGTCTGTGCGCCCGGCCTCGATGGCCCTGCCGCTGTGCTCCACATAACGCAGGTCTGCTTCATCCTCTTCTGACAGGATGGCCGATGCCGCACCCACCGAAATGGGACCGTCACCGAGCTTTTTTCCGAACAGCACCGGTACGCGGGCGACATGCAGGATGGTCTGCTGGTCGCTGCGGGACTGCCAGTGCTCAACGTTGAGCCAGGCCAGTTCAGCCAGCGGCGGCCGGCCGTTCATAAACCCGCGTTTATCACCGTAGACCGGGACAAAGGTGATTTTTTTCAGGCTGGTTGTGCCTTCATCGTGCAGCTGCCACTCCAGCACCCCGCTCGTTTCATTCAGCTTTTCGCGATAAATGCGCCAGCGGCCGGGATTAAGCACCCTGACCTGCTCAATATTTTTCACGACAAATTCATTCTGCGGGTCACGCTCACTCACCGTCTCGACAAAGCGCAGCAGCGTAAACGTCTCCTGTCCGTCGACCCGCTCTGAGTCGTAATCGAGGAGGCTGGTGGCATTGACCCTGACGAAATAAGGCCGCAATCCGCGCTGGCGCTCTTCAGCCAGAGAGAGCTGTTTATCCGCAGGTGGGTGCTCGACAAGGATGCCGCAGAGCCCGTAGGCCATCGCTTCCTCAAAAGTGTCAGCCAGAAAGGAGTGCAGGTTAGTGCCCTGCAGGTCCACATCCCCGAACATCTCACGTATACGTGCAGGCACCGCTTCTTCATCCCAGGTGACCGGACGGGAAAAAGGTTTGCCACTCAGCACTTCGACCGTACGCGAAAACGCAGGGAACAGCGTCGCCACCGACAGCCGGTTCTGATAAAACGCCTCTTCTTCACTGGGCCATTTAGGCAGATACGTTTTGCCCGCAGCACGCATGGCGGCAGTGCCGCCCAGCAGCGTGCTGATCATGGGCCAGCATCCGGCCATCGACTCGATTTTGGGCGATCGCTTCCGGACGTCGTTGCTCATATTGATGTTCTGTCAGGCAGAGAATGGACGGACTGTTGTGCCCTTCGGCTGGAACAGTTCTGTGATGGCCCAGACCAGCGCATCCAGGCGGTCCGGTGATTTCTTCGCGGTAGCAGGCACGTATTCCAGCAGCTGGTTTTCGAGCTGGTAGAGGTTGCCACGGTGCGCCACCCGGCCCTGCTCATACAGCGCAGAAATGGGTTCCGCCCGGGCAAACTTGCCCTTGCTGGCATGAACGCGAATGATGCGACCGCGAAAGCCCGCATTGCGCAGCGTATCTTCGGCCATGTCGCCGCCCTGGTTGGTTTCAATGACGATGGCTTCAGCGTGGTGCTCTTCACAGGCTCTGAGGGCGCGCTTCGCCCAGCCGTTCGGCGTGTACTTACCGGAGTAATCCGCGTCAGCAGAAAACAGCCGGTCATTACCGCGCCCGTAACTGCTTGCCACGACCATACCGGTTTCATCACTCTCTTCGCTGTTGGTCGCCTGCGGGTCAATGGCAACGACCGTCCGGGACGGCTGCAGGGTGATATCCAGCGCACGCGCACCGGACACCATCGCTTCGGTCCAGAGTGCACCGTCGGCATTAAACCGTCGGGGCCGCTGCATATACTGTGCTTCGGCTGTGCGCCGGTGTGAAAACAGTGAGGTGCGATGCGATTCATTGTGCTTGTACGGCCAGAGCCAGCCGTCAGGCAGACCATGTCCAATGGGTATCGCATGCGAGTTTTCCGGGTACAGCACTGAATACTGTTCGCTGTTATCAATCAGCACCGGCAGGTTCAGATGATGCCACTGTTCGCCACTGCCACCGCGCAGCAGATAGCCACTCAGATCGTGGTAGTGAATGCGCTGCATGATGACCACAATGGGCGTGGTCTCAATGGCCAGACGGGAACGGATGGTTTCGTTGAAGCGGGTGTTGACCCCGACACGTATGGTTTCGCTGTAGGCGTCGTCTGGCTTTACCGGGTCATCAAGAATCAGACAGCCCTGCCAGCCTGGCTCCATATGACCGGCACGAAAGCCGGTAACCTGCCCCGCAGCGGACGAGGCATACACCCCGCCGCCGTATTCTGTCCACCACATGGCTTTACTGTCGGCATCATCGCGCAGCGCCATCGGCCACATGGCCTGAAAGGCGGCAGATTTCACGATGCTGCGCGTGGTTGACGAGTTCAGTAATGCCAGGTTGTGGGAATAGGACAGGTGCATGAAGCGGGCACGGCGGTTCAGCGCCAGCCCGCGGCCCATCATGTTAATGGTGGCCAGTTCCGTCTTGGTGTAGCCCGGGGGTACATTGATGATGAGTCGCCGGATGTCGCCATCAATCACCCGGTCCAGCGTCTGCTGTATCACCTGATGATGAGGCGCGACGATCATTCTGCTGCCGCTGCGCTGCTTGAAGAAGTAACGGGTAAAGTAGAGTCCGTCCTCTTCACACTCTATACGGCGTGCAGCGTTCTTAAAGTCAGCAGTCGTCATCCTCCAACATTTCCCGGCGTGCCTGCCGGTATTCCTCGCGTGAAAGCAGGGCAACCTCAAGCGGGCCGCCGTCTTTGCCTGTCAGTGATGTCGCCGCCTGTTCGCGGAATGCCTGCACGGAAATGTGTTTGCCGAGCAATTCCAGATTCCTGACTTTATCCGGCCACTTAATCTTTTTCAGGATGCCGACCATCTCGCGCTCTTCGCCCCGGCCTTCAAACATCTCGGCCAGATCGAATCCGCTCAGGTATCGGCGCCATGAAGCTGGCCATTGCGACACAGGCTTAATGCTCATGTCATCTGTCATGATGTCGAGCACGTCCATATGGTCAATCTCGATCAGGCGGTTAAGAACATAAGCAGCATCAATGTTTATTTTTTCGTTACGCTGTAATTTGAGATCTGAAATACGGTTCTGAATACTAATCTTTGATAAGTTCTGAGCACCCTGCACGTTAGCGGCCTTTGCACTATACCCCGCACGGATAGCAGCCTGCGTGGCGTTCAAATCGATGAGGTACTCGCGACAGAACATTTCTTGTTTGTCGGTGAGTGCCATTTATATTTCCCAGGTGAATTATGAAAATCGAAGATGTTTTTGATTATCTTCCAGCCAGACCCAAGCTAACGGAAGAGAAATTGCTGCTAGATTCCATTCATGAAAATTCAGATTGGCTGCCATTCTTGCATCATGTTTTGGGTTCTGGGCTGATAACTCCATCCCTTCAGAACACTTTTCACACCAAGTGGATTGAGTGCGGCCACTTTATTCGTTCCCAATTAAAGGATGACAAAGCTGTGGCGCTCCTACTCTTAAAGCTCATGCCCAAATATTCTGGTGATGGCCTAACTGTCTTTCGTGGTGAAAATGAGCAAAGATTCAATTCAGGTAAAATAGGTTTCTGCTGGACCACTAATCGTGAAGTAGCTGAGATGTTTGCCCGCGGTCTGAACGCCTGCCAAAGTCGGGGCTTGCTCTTACAATGTTATGCACCATCAGGAGCAATATTTTCAGGCCCAAATGAACATAGTCACTACTTAGGCGAAAGCGAGGTGACTGTGAACCCTGTATTTTTGGAAAATGTTCAAATCATTTCTTACTATCCGCGCTATCATTAATACCCTCTGGCACGTACTCCATCTTGAGCACGTCATCCGGAGTGAGGTATATCCAAGCGCCATTTTCCTGAGCAACACCAATGAAGCCGTTTACGATTTCAGGTTGTGAGCGATTCATAATGCCAATGTGAATTTCGCCTGATTTGGTAGTGACTGTAATGCGGTAGACGTCAGGCATATTCACTCCAATAAAAAAGGCCGCCGCAGCGACCTTGATCTCTTTAGTTTCTTTTATGATGTATGACAAGCAATACTGCAGGTTCTACAACCATTCGCCCTTGAGTAGCCGAGCCTTTTCGCTTCCTGCACAGCAGGTGCGCAAGTTGTAAAATTGCCAAGTGAAACCCTGTTTTGGGGTAATGGCAAAAAACGGCAGCTATCAGTGTGAACTTCATGGTCGCCATTTGCTTGTTGGTTTTTATTAACGTAGTAAGAGGTCATTTCGTAATCCCTTAAGACAAGCTGAACATTCAGCTCAGAGATACTATCTTGCATACATCGTCGACATAAGAATTATCTTACTGCTCTTTGATCCTCGTCACTCATCATGAAGGCAACCATATCAGGATTGGCTATTCTGCTGATGTGCTCTTCTTCAATAGCCAAAACGCGCTTCTCTTTCTTACGCTCATTCATCAACTGGCTGCCAATGGTGCCTTTGAGCTTAGATCTGGTCTCTTTAATGGCGTAGCAATGCTGAAGCTCTTCACCCATTGCAGCCCGCTGGCTGAGTCGTGTGGCCATCCAATTAAACGCAGCGATGTAGCTCTCTTTGATCGCCGCCGCTGCATGACCTGTGAATCCCATAATCAGGAACATGCAGCCGTCACGGGTCATGTTCATCATTGGCTGAACGTCGCCATTTTTATCAATGAAATCAGCGGGCTCGAAATTGAGCCGGTTAAACTCAGGCGAACACTCAAGATTCCTGATGGCCCTCAACACGTTTTTATGTGCTTTACCAAAATACTCTGCGACCTTGACGGAGGTAGTAATAACTTCCCCGCCTTTAGGCTGCACCATGTCGCGAAAGTTAAAAGCGGGAATAACTGACGGATTATTCATTGCGTTTCTACCTTTTAGAAAGATGAGCCTGTTCGCACAGAAAAGCCGCCCCGAGATGGTCGCCACCATATACGGCAGTTCTCAGGCTCAGCTTTCTGAAAGACTCGGGAGTGATATGCGCTGCGATGCGCGGGGGGTTCTTGCAGACGTAAAAAAAGCCGCACCATCACTGGCGCAGCTCTCATTTCTTACAGCTTAAAATACTTTTTGCGGACCGCGTGAGCACTAATTCAGGCATTGCTCGTCAATGTACTGCTGCAATCCTGCTATTTGGTTTCCGGCAACTTCGATTCGCTCTCGGAGGGTGAAATGATCCTGTTGAGCGGCGTCAGTAAGACCGGTGGTCAATTTTTCATAAGCTGTCGCCACTCCAAGGAGGCGAAATAACCAATGCGACTTATGATGATTACCTGTTAGTCGTGGTAAATCACTTTTTGCTAAATTCAACACTGTCTGTGGTGCAGTCAAGCATGCCAAAATATTCGCCGGTTTCTGACTGGCCGCTACGCTGAGTGAAAGGGACTAACCAGATATTGTCCCCAAATGTCATCTGTCCATAGTCGATCAGAATCCCGTTCTTTTCAGCGGCGTCCTGAGCGTCAGAGAAAGTTTTCCATTCAGCCTGGTCTCCGGTCTTAGCCCGAATAACTTTAGTCATGATGGTCTGATTATCATAATGCCGGCAGGCTTCAGTCTGGGCGGCATCAACTTTTGAAGGTCTGATCGATACTATCAACAAAATCATTACAGCAAATGCGAGCACTGCCAGAGCTGTAATGGTGATAACTAAAATTTTGACTACCTTTTTCATATGATCCTCATCCTGAGTTCTTTGGATGAGAATCATACCTGAAGCTCCTTGTAATTATCACGCTGCCTTGTACGACGGGTGCGCTGCATTGCTCACAGATACTTAATCGCCAGTGCTTTCACATCGTCCTTTGCGGCTTCGCCCAGCAGAGCAACCCCACTTTCAACAAACGCCAGCGCAGCTTCAAAATCATGAACGCCCACTTTGACATCAGCTGATGGGGGCATCTGCGCTGCTTCGGCAGAGAATCCGGACTGTTCAACAACTTCGTCATTCATTGATTCTGACATTTCAGTACTCGCTTCTTCAGGGTGGATAAACTGGCCTTTCAGCCACTGGAGGAAATTCATTTCTGCCGTTCCCGTTCAATTTGCCGGATGGCGGCCTTGTCCTGATTGCACTGCTCCAGAGCGTTAAGCAGATGCTCATTCAGCTCCAGGCTGTCTCCCCAGGTCAACGGGTCAGGAATCAAAGGCACAGCGCAGTCAGCCAGCAGACTCACCGGTATCGGTACGGGCGGAACCGGTACGTACTTTGTCCCGGTGCGCACGCAGCTGGTCAGCAGCAGGACGAGGCACACGTTCAGTAGCACAGCTGTTACCCCTGACCAGCTTGTGAATAACCACCACCCTGCGCTCGCTTTCTTCATTGCCTGCCTGTTTTGCATCCTGAGTTGCCCGGGCAATGTCGCTGAAAAGTACTGTTGCCCTGAGGACGTTATTCGCAATCATCTCAGCTGAAGCTTTTTCCTGCACAAGCTGCCTGTTCTGCTGAGTAAGCACAGCTTTCGATAAGGACTGAAGCTTCAGGGTGACGCTCAGCGCAGTGACCAGAATAAGCAGAGCCGTGATGGTCACAGCTCCCCACTTAATTCTGCTTAAGGTCATCGCTGCTCTCCGCCAGGCAAAGTGCACGTTCAGTTTCGCGGCGCCTCATCAGCCCTCTCCACTTCCTGCCACCCGCAAACACCCAGCGGCGCATTTCACTACACGCACCAATAGTGTCGCCTGCGTTGAGCCTTTTCAGAAGAGAAGACCGGGAAAACGCGTCAGTACCGGTGTTATAGGTAAAGCTGTAGAGTGCGGCGCGCTGGTAATCGCTGAGGGGGACAGTGACCAGACTGTCAACAGCTGCCTGAACGGGTTTCAGGTCTGCGCGCAACAGCCTGTCGCACTCCCTGTCGGAATAGGTTTTGTTACTGACAATATCGGGGCCGGTGTGACCATCACAGACGGTGAGCACACCGGCGACATCCCGATAGGGAACATAACGACGCCCTTCCAGACCATCCGGACCGCCCAGCAGCGTGATTGTCAGAGCCAGGGCACCTGCACCGGCTGCAGCCAGAAGTCTGTTACGCAGTGCGGCCGGTATGACCATTTTTCAGCGCGGCTCTTCCGGGCAGGTGCAGCGCAGCGCCCTGATTTCTGCCAGTGTCGCCTTGCGCCGGTAATACCAGTTAATGATACAGGTGATGGTCGCAAGGCTGATACCGGCAAGAACGCCGACGGCGCTCCACTCTTCCGGACTGAAAAAGGTCAGGACGCCATGGACAACTTCGCCTGCGGATACGCTGTAAGCGACCCCGGTTGTGAATTTGCTCATCAGGATTTGCCGCGCAGAATAGGAGAAAGATAGCCGGAGCCGGTGGATGAGCAGGATACAGTGACGGCATCCGGTCATAAAAAAAGCCCTGACAAAATGCCAGGGCTGAATAGAAATCTCTCGAGGGTCATTTACCCATCGTTGGAGCCAATCTAACACAAAAAATGGAAAAGTAAATAGCGAGCGATAACATCGCTACATGAATTATCGCTCGCTATTTAGTAATGCGTGATAACGTCTTCTCGGCCCAGGCTTCTTCCCGATGCAGCTCGGCGACCAGAAACTCCAGCAGCTGCTTCACGCTTTTGTTCCACGTATCCAGCGTAACAGCCTGCGTGACCTGACACACCGCCCTGAACACAACAGCGGAAGGGATACGTTCAAAGCCGCGCCCGGAACACCGCTTACAGGGCTGATAAACCGGCACACCCTGAAATCGCGTCATCACACGGTTAACCGCTTCCCCTCGCCCTTTGCAGTCCTTGCAGGCTGCCCGCACGATACCTTTTCCGTTACATTTGCTGCAGCACTTTCCGTTGCGCAGCCCAGTGCCGTGACAGGCATGACATGGCGACTCGGTATCCGGGCTGCGCGCATAATCGAGAAAGGCATAGCCCGCGATGATCGTAACCACCGCCATTCGCTCATCTTCGGGCAATTTAGAGAGGGCCGGATAATGCACTGATACCTTCATTCCGGTCTTAGTGAGCAACCCTACAGCGCGGTCTCTGTCATGGTGACTGAGCTGCATTTTGCCAAAGAAGGCAGAATAACCGAGGGGTGCACGCTTCTGTGTCATACCCAGTGCAGCCAGCACATCGCTGCCGGTCATGTCATCAGGTGAACGGGAGGACTGGCGGGTGAAAGGCGAAACGGAGCGCGGGCTGTGATACTTAACAACACTTTCAAGTTTCATCGTAGTGACTCTGTGCCGGTAAGAAAGTTACCGGCACTATGAGTCGGTTAAGATTCATTTTTCTGAATGACGGCAGGCACGGTTTGCAGAGTGAAAAATGAATTTCTGAATATATTTTTCTTTGGGCACTTCATGCCGCCTCTTTTGTGTCACACGGCACCACAGCTCAATCAGTGCTTCACCGGTATGGTGACGCGGGCTTGCGCCTTTCTTCCAGCCGATAAGTGTGGAAGCAACAACATCCAGTTCGTCTGCGATATCCTGCAGTGAGTAACCGGCACGACTCAGATCAGTGAGTATCCGGAACCAGTCGTATTTATGAATATTGATGACGGGCACGTGACTTCCCCTGCTGTTACAGCCTGAGTAAATCTTTGAGATTTCTGATGCCAAGTTTATTGGCGCAGTTTTTCCGGTGCTGATAGAGCGTTCTGGTCTCAATCCCCATCCTGGACGAGTGCTCTGCGGCATTTACCCCGTTAAGAAACCCGTCAATAACAGCAAGCTCACGCAGGGATAATTTACAGATTTCACGCAGAGAATGTTTCCGACTCAGGTGATGCTCAAGTACGAAAGAGATGTAACTGACCGGCGAGCTAATATCCAGGATATACTCCATTTCACAGACACGATCCAGCATGTATCTTCTTCTCCGGTTAAGCAGAAGATGGCTGTCTGTGAAAACCAGCAGATTGCCATTGGTTTTTCTCAGTAACCTGAGAAATGTGCTGAACCAGCAGGGAAAAAAATCATCGTAACCCAGACACATTACCGCAAGATTAAAACATCCTGAATATCTGCCTGCCATATGAAAGCGAAAATATCGGGAGTTTTCACAGGATAATACGGTCAGATGTCTTTTCATGCATTCAGTGTCAATTAGGCTGAACAAGCCATGGTGCAGAATGTTATTGTCTCCAATGACGGCAACGCAGCGTTCTTTTCTTTTCATATACTGTCTTCCGTTTCCTGCTGCTCAGGTCGCAAAAATAAAAGCAAACTCCCCATAACGGTGATTATTACTACCCACATCTCTTGAGACATTCAATGCAATCGTTTGGCCGGAGAAAAATGTAACTCTGGTAGTTGTCAGTAACTTAATGAATTTTCGAACCTAATAGCCAGCCAGGAGTATTTTTAAGATAAACTTTCAGACTCTTGTTAGCACTCACTCTTAACCGAAATAAATTCAGAGAAGCCTGACAAAAAAAGGTGGTTGATTATTTTTATACAGACACTCATATCTCAGCAAAACTTTGAAATGAGAAAGTCATGTTAAAAACAATTTTTCAACATAAAATATTGACGTTCATGTCCAAAAAGTAAAAACATGAGTAACAAAAAGATAATAGGCGAAAGATGACAAAAAGAAGGTCAATGTTCTAGATCACCTTAATTAAGCTGAACATGGTGACGCAATGTGTCTGCAGATACCATAGAGTTGGCAATTTTAAAATAATTCGCAAACTACTTCAGATGGGTTAGCTGGCATGTTCGGGAGGTGCTGGCGAGTAATAATACTGAAAAGTCTGACACCCTGACATATGCATTGCACGCATTACTTTGACAGCAAAGCCTGCTCAGATGTCTGAAACTTACTGAGCAGCGGATTAAATCGACTCATCGAAACCGCTCTGGCGATCACGGAAACCTGTCAGACTGAGCCTGCTGTATCTTTGAGGCCCATCAGGATTTCCATGCAGCAGCGCAACACGTCAAGCCTGAGAAGGTCATGACATATTTCCATTTCAGCAATCAGATAGAACATTATTCCCTGTCGGGATACCTCTTCTGACTCAGCAAGAAGAGCATTCACTGCAGCGCTGAAAATTATTATTTCGTCTTCATAACAATCTTCAATATTGCTGAGTTGGGCAACCAGGTCGTACCATTCTTAACCAGAATCTGTTCCATCATTAACTGAATTGCCTCAGAGAAATATTTCCGAAAGTCGCTTTCCTGTCTTCAGCGCAAGGAGCGATGAACAGATTATCAATGCCAGGTCAGGTCATCGTAACTGTCGGTTGAGTTAAGAGTGAATTCCTTCAGGCCACGTCTTCGCACTGCATCACGCCTTTTAATTTCTTCATTCACATCATTGATAGCGAGTTTCAGGGCAGCCATCCTGTATGAATCGCTCTCTGTTTTAAGAAAACCGTTCAGCTTGATCAGTATGCCCGGCCATGAGACGCGTGTGTTGTCATTGAGTATGGCGAGAGTCGCTTCCCCGATGAGCACATCACGCAGCAATTGCATATCCTGTTCTGTCATGATTTCGGCTGGTCTCCAGTCTCACAACACCGAAAAAATGGGCGGTGAAATCACACTCATTTGCTGAACAAAAGCTCAATCAGCGCGTGCAGCTGCTGCTCTTCTGCATCAGATGAGGCCTTATCAAGACGTACAATCAGCCTTATGCAGATTGCTTTGCGATTCAGTGTCTGACCTGAACGGAGGATCTCAGCAACAACTGAACCAAGCATTTCCTGCTGCGAGAGCAGATTTACACGGCCTAAATAGCCAGCGATATCGCTGTTGGAACCTGTGCTGCTCAGATTCAGTTGCATGACTGCTCCACTGTAAGATTTGAAAGTGACCTGTTTTGCGTAAATTATACAAAATATGTAATTTTGTACAGGTATATCCGCTTCGCTTAAGATAATTACTGGCCAGGACAGATGCCGGGAGCGTATCTGTCCGGATGGCGTACTGCTACAGAATGATTTGAGCCTTATCTGGCCCATGGCAAATCAGACACACGGGTTGTGTAGGCAGGCGACAGCATGTCTCTTTTCATCGACCAGGATTTCTGGATACCCTGCCCCGCAAAAAAGAGACTGGCCTTGCCACTCTGATTAAGCCCGTCAACCACCCGCATCGGAGCCTCACTGTTCGCCTGCGGACGGTATTCATCAAACAGGCTGAGCTGAGCCACCCCCTGGCTGTAGAAGTCACCCAGCATCACGCCCGCTTTCATATAACGGTGTCCGTCCACCCAAATCCGGTCGAGCGCATCCATGGCGACCCGGATAATATCGCGGGTATCGTTAGACGGGGTCAGCAGCTTGCCGGTTGCCTGGTTACCGTAAAACACCTCCCCGTCGGCATGCGGGCTGGTCCGGATAAAAACCGCTATCTGCCTGCAGTACTGCCTTTCTTTTCTCAGCTTCTCAGCGGCACGCTCAGCAAACGCGCATACCGCCTGCCGCATATCCGTGTACTCAGTGATACGCGAACCGAACGAGCGTGAGCAGACAATCTGCTGTTTGGTGGGGGCAAATTCCTCAAGCGCCAGACATGACTCGCCGCGAAGCTCTCTGACGGTGCGCTCAAGCACGACGTTGAAATGTTTGCGGATGATCCAGGTGCTCTGTTCTGCGAGGTCTCTGGCCGTGGTGATGCCCATTGCATTGAGCTTTTTACTGAAACGACGTCCCACTCCCCATACATCCTCGACAGGCACAAGCGCCATCAGCTTTCGCTGCCGGTCGATATTCGAAAGGTCGACGACGCCGCCCGTCTGCTTCCACTTCTTGGCGGCGTGGTTTGCCAGCTTAGCCAGCGTTTTGGTCTGGGCAATGCCAACACCCACGGTCAGATGCGTGTTGCGTTTGATCGTCTCACGCACTTCCCGTCCGAAGTTTTCCAGTACCATGCAGTTACGCACACCGGTCAGGTCCAGGAATGCTTCATCAATTGAATAAACCTCCACGCAGGGGGCCATCTGCTCCAGCGTTGTCATTACCCGGCTGCTCATGTCGGCATACAGCGCATAATTGCTGCTGAACACATGGATCCGGTGGCGCCTGATGTCGTCCCTGAGTTTGAAATAGGGCGCCCCCATAGGAATGGCCAGCGCTTTGGCTTCTGCGCTCCGGGCAATGACACAGCCATCATTATTACTCAGAACCAGTACTGGTTTGCCACGCAGGTCGGGACGAAATATTGTCTCGCAACTGGCATAGAACGAGTTCACATCCACCAGCGCAAACATCACATAGCGCCATTCGGATTGAAGACCTGAAAAGTACGTTCCTCACCTTCTTTTGCAGAAATATCCCGGAAATCTGACTTGTGCGCTTCTATCCATCTGTTTGCTTCCCTCGATGTGAAATGCCAGTTCAGCTGCTGGAGTTTCTCAACAAAATCGAGTGTGCTGACCGTGTATCGGCCGCGCGCGTCGCGTTTAATGGCCAGTCTGAATGCGTCGTTGATTTCATAATCGCGTGGCAT